GAAGTTGCATATTTCACATCTGAACTTTCTGCGAGTGATGTTACAACGATTTACAATAGTGGAGTACCTAACGATATTAGTAGTTTAAGTCCTGCTGGATGGTGGCGTATGGGTGATAACGATAGTGGCACAGGAACAACGGTAACCGATCAAGGAAGTGGAAGTAATAACGGAACATTAACTAATTCGCCAACTTTTCAAACTAACGTACCAACTTAAACGATATGAGAGCAATATTTACAACATACGCAGTAATAAACATAGCAGACTTGCCTTTAATTGATTTTGCACAAGTAGGCGAAACAAGTGCAAACACAATTAGAAAATCTTTGGACGAAACGCAGTTTGTAATTAAGTGGAATACAACACCAAGTTTTATAACTGATGGAACAGTAACACCAATAGAAACTTTAACGCATTCGGAGGTGCTTGTTTTAGGTAGAAGTGCTGCTTGGAGTGAGCCATTTGAAAAAGAAAACGACAATGAAACCGAAGAAATTACAGGCGAAATACCAGAGTTATAATGAAGCACACAAACGTACTTGCCATATTATATTTTGTTACTGGATATTTTGCAACTTGCACTTTGCTATTTAATACACAATTACACTTACAAGCCTGTGGTGGTTTTATGTTAATTTACTTAACTTATATGCTTGTAGAACAACTTGAACAATGAAAGAACAGTTACTTTTGCTGATTACTAAAACTAAACTATATTCAATGGAACTATTAGCTATTGTCAGCAGCTTCTTTATGCCTATTTATGGCATATTAATTTTAATCTTTTTTTGTATTTTGTTCGATACGATAACAGGAATTTGGAAAGCCAAAAAAACGAACACGGCAGTAACAAGCCGTAGATTATCGGCAATTATTTCAAAAATCTTATTGTACGAAGCAACCGTAATGTTATTTTATTTAATGGACTTTTATCTATTAAATGATATTGTAATGACGTTCTTTAGTGTTGAGTTGCTTACTACTAAAATACTTGCTTTGGTTCTTGTTTCCGTAGAAGTCATAAGCATCAACGAAAACTACAAAGCCGTGAAAGGAATCGACTTGTGGGCTTCACTTAAAAACTTATTTGCACGAGCAAAAGAAGTAACACAAGATTTTAAAAACATTAATGAGAAAAATAAATAAGATTATTGTTCATTGTACTGCTACACCAGAAGGAAGGCATCACGATGTAGAAGACGTTAGGCGTTGGCATTTAGCACGAGGTTTTAACGACATAGGCTATCATTACTTAATACGTCTTGACGGCTTTATTGAATCTGGAAGACCGATTGAAAAAAAAGGCGCACATTGTGCTTATCAAAATAGTGATTCAATTGGTGTTTGTTATGTGGGTGGAATGACAAAAGATATGAAGCACCCTAAAGACACAAGAAACCCATATCAAAAAGATAGCTTGATTGAATTAATACAAGAACTAATCTACAAATACAATAAAGATATGACGATACACGGTCACAACGAATTCGCTAACAAAGCTTGTCCGTGTTTTGATGTAAAAACAGAATATGCGATTATTTAGTTTATTTTTGATTGTAGGGCTTTTTTCTTGCTCTGCTAAGTATCACTATAACAAAGCTATTAAAAAGGGCTTAGAAGTGCTTAAAACAAGCGACACGATAAGAATTAGCACAATAGATTCTGTGCCTGTAATAAAACACGACACAATTGTATACGAAAAGTTCTTTAGTTCAAAAGACACAGTAGTGATGTATAAGAATGTTTATGTACCACAAACAAGGTTAGAAACACGAATAGAATACAAGCTAAAACGTGACACATTAAAAATGATCACAAGAGTAGAAGTACACAAAGCAAAAGCCGATGCCAAAATAAACAAGAAGCCGAACTATTGGGGTATGTTAATTTTTGTTGCTTGTGTTGTACTGTTAGGTTGGTTCGGAACAAGGTTGGTAAATAAATACTTATGACAAATAAGAGGTATAGACTAACGCCAGACGAAGCAGAAATACTATTTAGATACAGAGGATTAAAAGAAGCTTCACAAGAAGCTGGTGTAGACGTTGAAAGCGTTAAACACGGTTGGCTTAAAACCAAACAAGCAAGTTTATTTTTTAAGAATCCCTTACATAAAGACGAAGCAGAAAACAAGCTTGAAGAATTAAGCAAAAAACTTGTAGAAGATTTAAAAGAGTTTGCACCAAAGTTTCCAAAGTTAGTACGCCAAGAAAAGAACAAAGAGTATTTACTTGTAATTGATCCAGCAGATATTCATATAGGAAAACTTGCAGATAGTTTTGAAACAGGCGAAGAATATAACAATCAAATAGCCGTTAAACGAGTAAAAGACGGAGTACAAGGCATTCTAAATAAAGCCAAAGGTTTTCCAATAGAAAAGATTTTGTTTATCGGTGGCAACGATATTCTTCACATAGACACACCAACAAGAAACACAACAAGTGGCACACCACAAGACACAGACGGAATGTGGTATAGTAATTTCTTAATAGCTAAACAACTATATATAGATATTCTTATGCAGTTGATCGCAGTAGCAGACGTTCACTTTACATTCAATCCCAGTAACCACGACTACCAAACAGGATTCTTTTTAGCAGACGTTATAAAAACGTACTTCAGAAACTGCGAAAACATAAGCTTCGATTGTTCAATTGCACATCGCAAAGGTTATAAATACGGAAAGAACTTAATAGGAACTACACACGGAGACGGTGCTAAACACCAAGATTTACCGTTGCTAATGGCACAAGAATTTCCGATTGAATGGTCAGAAACACGATACAGATACGTTTACACGCACCACGTTCACCACAAAACAAGTAAAGACTACATCGGAGTAACCGTTGAAAGTTTACGTTCACCAAGTGGCACGGATTCTTGGCATCATAAAAAGGGCTATCAACACGCACCAAAGGCAGTTGAAGGCTTCATACACCACAAAGAAAACGGACAAGTAGCCAGATTAACACATTTATTTTAATACTTAACTTGTTGTTTTATAGCACGTTATAAATAATTGTAACTTTTTTTGTTGAAAAGTAGTATGATATTGTTAAGAAATGTATATATTTGTTTATACAAATTAATTAAAAACAAAATAAAATGAATTATCAATTTAATGTAACGGTAAGAGAAAATAAAGATTTACCTAAATGTATTACAGATTTACCAACCTACAAGCCAACACTTGATTTTAATAAATCTTATACGGTTAGTGAGAATGAAATTAAGGAAGAATACGAAAGCAAAGGATGGTCTTCTAAAGATGCAGTAATTAAATCAATAGTGACTAATATGGCACATAATGACGGATTAAATTCAATGGGTAATTGGATTGACATAAAAAAAATATAATTTATAAAGACGTAGAGATACGTCTTTTTTTATTTACAAAATTTAACACTTATGAAAACACGAATGGAAAAATTACAAATTTTAGTAGGACTTGAAGAAGGTATACAATCTTTTAAAGACCGAATCGAAATGAAACAAGATAGTATTGATGGTTGTGGTGGTACGTTTAGAGAACTACGCGACAAATACACGGATGATATACATACATACAAGCTATGTATTAAACGATTAGAACAACGATTTAATAAAGTAAGAAAAACACTTAAATAAGAGATATGAACAAGCAAGAAAGAAAAGAAGCAAAAAGAGAATTGATTACAGGATTCGTGTTTTTGTGGGCAGTATGGATAGGTTACTATTTAGTTATGAAAATCATTACGCTATGAGTTACGAAATACAAATAGATCACAAAGACGATGAGGTTGTAAGCTTCACAATAAACGATACACCGTGCCAAGTAGAAATAGAAATAGAAATAGGTAGTGAACAATATCCAGTAAGCTACAATAGCTTTACAGACGATATAACGTATGCAGAAAGCGACACAATCTATTATCACGTTAAATGCGATACTTTGCTTTGTGCTGGACTTGTTTATTATAACGACCAAGATTTATGTACGGCTTTAGAGCAACAACTAAACATAGTATGAAATACAGTAAATGGATGCAGTACAATAACAGGTGGTATTATGTAAGCTTTGGAAGTGTTAAAAACGGCAGAGGTTGTTTAGGACATAAAAACGAACCATACTACGAAACAGAATTAGAAATGCTTAAGATCAAAAAATACGATTACGAATCCTTAAGCGAAGACGAAAAAATAATATATAACAAAAACAAAAACCAATGAGTATTAACAACCCTATTTTCGAACACTATCGAAAACAACAACGACAAATTAAAGAAGCAAAACTGCTACTTGAAAAAAACGGATTTACCGTAAATGAAAAAAACAAAGCGATCAATCAAGAAATAAACCGATTGAAAAGCCAACTTACTGGCAACGTATCTCAAGACGTAAAAATCAACAAAGACATCGCAAGGTTAAATAGAATTAAAAAACAAGGCGAATGATAACAATGGAAGCACTTAAATTAGAGTTCTGGGATAATTTCAACGAAGAACTATATTGCAATTACTTAATACAAAAAGACGAATATATGAACACTTATAAAATACTATACAAATATTATAAAGGAAGCGACACAAGTGCCGAAATGTGCCACGCAATTAAATACGTTAAAGCAGACGATAGGCAAGAAGCAATTAAAGCTTTTGGCTTGTGGGAACGATTGATAATAAGCATCGAAAAAGTATGAAGAAATTTTTTGAATATATTTACACGCTTATAATCAGTTGGCTTTATGGAGGACTTAATTAAAAAAGTGAAACATCACATACGAAAAGACGGACTAAAATCTAAATGTAGAAAGCCATACTATACACACCGAAGAATGTATTTGTTTAATCTTTTAAGAAACGCTGGTGTAACTTATAGTCGTATAGCTGAATTATTTGATTTAAACCACGCTACAATTATTCACGGTATAAAACGCTATGAGAATCTTAAACAAACAAAAGATGCGTTCTTATTGCTTGATATAGCCGATTACGATGGTAAGTTTAAACTACATAAACACGAATACAATTTAAAACGTGATATTTTAAAAGCTACTACAATAAGAGATTTAGAAATTATAAAAGGAAGAACGGAAAAAGAACTTTATAAAGAATTAATTTAATATATTTGTGGAGTTGGTAGGACAATCGAATTTTTTAAGTGTGACGTTAGTAGCAGCCTCCTACCCTGTGAAAGCGTTACACTTTTTTTATACCTTAATTTATGGCAGAAAACAAGAAAAGCTTTTTATTGTATTGTGATTTAATACACACCGTACAAAAGTTAAACGATGATCAAGCTGGAAAGCTATTTAAACACGTTTTAGAGTATGTAAACGACTTAAACCCAGAAACCGATGATATACTACTACAGGTTTGTTTTGAGCCAATTAAACAAAACTTAAAGCGCGATTTAAAAACTTACGAAAAGATGTGCAAAAAACGAAGCGATGCTGGAAAGAAAGGAATGGCAAAACGATGGGGAAAAGATAACAAAGATAACAAGTGTTATAAACCTATAACAAGTATAACCGATAATGATACTGATAATGATACTGATAATGATATATATAGAAGCTTCGCACATTTGTCTATGAGTTTAGATCAGTTTAATAAATTAGAGGCTGAATACGATAAGAGTGTAATTGATTCGTGTTTAGATAGTATAGAGAACTTTAAAAATAACAACAAATACAAATCGTTATATTTGACTTGTAAGAATTGGTTAAAGAAAGAACCAAAAAAGGTAGAGGATAAATTGGTGGCACAAGCAAAGAAGCACGGATATGTTAAGTAAAGGAATACACACTAAATATTTATTAGATTATAAACACGGAAGAATAAAACAAGGTTTGCCTATTGGTTGTAAGCTGGATGAGTATATAGTATTCAAACCTAAACAACTTAACATAATTTTAGGTCACGATAATGTAGGTAAATCTTATTTCGTGTTTTGGTATTTTTTAACACTTGCACTTAAACACGATTTAAAGTTTTGCTTATGGGCTGGAGAGAATCAGTACGGTCAAATAATGCGTGATATGATTCAGATGTATACAGGAGTGCCGTTTAAAGAATTACACGATACACAAATACGAAGCTACTCAACGCACTTGGAACAATACTTCGACTTTGTAGATAATTCAAGACTATACACACCAGAAGAACTTTTAGAAGCTTTCAAAAACACGGATGCAGATTGTTGTTTAATAGATCCGTTTACAGGTTTAAGCCGTGAGTATGGCTATGAAGGCAACTATAAGTTTTTAAATATGGCACGACAATTTGTAAACGAAACAGGCAAAACAATATACATAAGTACACATCCAACAAGTGAAAGTGGAAGGCAAGGTAACTTGTTTCCTAAAGGACATATGTGGGATGGACATTTAAAGCCACCAATGGCTGCATACGTTGAAGGTGGTAAAAGCTTCTTGAATAGGTGCGATGATTTTATTACGATTCATCGCTTAGTGAAACACGAAACAATGAAATACGTTACTTTAGTAAGCATTGACAAAATTAAAGACCGTGATACAGGTGGTGAACAAACACTTTTAGAAGACTATATTTTTTGTGACTTCAATAGTGGTTTAGGTTTTGAATTGTACGGTGTAAACCCTTTAGAAAAATTAAGATAAATGGAAAGCATAGATTTACTAAAAGCAAAGATAAACCTACAAACTACAATTATAAAGTTTACAAGTAGTATTGAAGAATTACAAAAGACGCATCCAGAACGACACGATTTGATTAATTCGATGCTTGAAAGTTTAGAAGATGTAGCAGAATTTCAATCCGTGTTTATGCAGTTAGAAGAAGAATTTATTTTAGAGTGCAAAACGAATTTACGTTTGCAAATGCAAATAAGCGAACAGAAACACGAAATTGATAAATTGAAGTTAGAACTAAACATAAAAAAAGAAGGATTATGAAAGTATTAATTGCGTGTGAAGAAAGCCAAGCAACTTGTATAGAGTTTAGGAAGTTAGGACACGAAGCATATAGTTGTGATATATTAGATCAAAGTGGAGGGCATCCAGAATGGCATATAAAAGGCGATGCAATAAAAGAAGCGTATAGTGGAAAGTATGATTTAATGGTAGCACATCCACCTTGTACATATTTAGCCGTTTCTGGTGCAAGATGGTTGTACAATAAAGATGGTAGTAAAAACAAGGAAAGATGGCACAACCAAGAACAAGCTTTAAATTTTGTTCGTAAATTGTTGAATGCACCAATAAAGCACATAGCTTTAGAAAATCCTGTTTCTGTTATAAGCAGTCATATTAGAAAACCAAACCAAATAGTGCAGCCATATATGTTTGGAGATGAAGCACAAAAAAGTACTTGTTTATGGTTAAAGAATTTGCCTTTATTAAAACCAACAAAGATAGTTGGAAAAGGGGAATTTGTTGAATTTATAGGTAAAGATGGAAAGAAGAAAAAGCAACCTAAATGGTACTTTGAAGCATTGAAAAATGCCAAAACAACTGAAGAAAGAAGAACATTAAGAAGTAAAACTTTTCAAGGAATGGCTCGAGCATTTGCAGAGCAATGGGGAGATTTATCAAATTATTATAAACAAACTAAATTAGATCTATGAAATGTCCACAATGCAGCCAAACATTGATTTGGAAATCCGATTGGAATTACGAAGATTATGGAATAGAAGGCGAAGGAATAATAGGCACATACATTTGCGAAAACGAAGAATGTGAAGTAGATGAGGTTTACATATTTACGCCAATAGATGCCACGTTGTAAAAACTGCAAAGAAAAGTTTGAAGCTAAACATAAAAAAAGAAGGAATATGAATATAAATAAAAAAAACAATTATGGATTTATTTAGTAATAAAGAAAAGAAAGACCAAAACAACGAATGGCAAAAAGAATGGAATGGTATGCCATCTTATAACAATGTAAAAACAGAAAAAGCTTTTATAACTGCTACGTTTAAATTTAGAAACCAAGAAGACTTTGATTTTTTTAATAATTTTTTAAAAAAAGAATTATATAAAGAGACAAAAATTTTTGACGGTATGCAAAGAAAAGATAAAAAATCAACGTGGTATCCATTAAATGAAAAGGCAAGTAAATTTTTAGTTTTATGATGCCTAAATTTCCAATTTACATTATAAGTAAAGGTAGGTGGGAAAGAAGGCAAACAGTAAAAACTTTAGAATTTGCCAATGTTCCTTATAGGATAGTAGTAGAGCCAAAAGAATATAAATACTATTCTGAAGTAATTGATGCGAATAAAATAATTATAGCACCAGAAAATTTTAGCGAACAAGGTAAAGGAAGCATACCTGTCAGAAATTATGTGTTTGAGCATTCAATAAAAGAAGGTCATAAATGGCATTGGATTCTTGATGATAATATTGAAAGTATAGAAAGATATGAAAACAACCTTAAAATTAAATGTAAAACGGCTACACCTTTTAGAGTTATAGAAGATTTTGTATTACGCTACGAAAATATTGCACAGGCAGGAATGAATTATGCCTTATTTTGCCCAGCAAGTGAAGCAAGGCAACCTGTTAGATTTAATACAAGGGTTTATTCTTGCATTCTCATAAATAATTCTCTGCCTCACAGATGGAGAGGTAAGTACAATGAAGACACGGATTTAAGTTTAAGGTTTTTAAAAGACGGTTATGTAACGGTGTTATTCAATCAGTTTCTAATAGGTAAACGTGCCACAATGTCGCAAAAAGGAGGAAATACAGATTCAATATACAATGAAGGAGATAATAGACTTGCTTTTGCTCAATCTTTGGCAGACCAACATCCAGATTGCGTAAGGGTAACTAAAAAATTTGGCAGATGGCATCATCAAGTGAATTATAAACCGTTTAGGTTTAATGCTTTAAAAAGAGTAAAAAACTACAATAAAATAGTAAAAAAAGGCGTCAACAATTATGATATGAAAATTGTAAAAATAAAATAAATGCCACGTTGTAAAAACTGCAAAGAGAAATTTGAAGCTAAACACTTTAATCAAAAGTATTGCTTTAAAAGTGAATGTGTAAAAGTATGGGTGGAGTTGGCAAAAGTTAAAAACTGGAAGAAAGAAAAGAAGCGACTCAAAGAGGAATTAGAAACGGTGCAAAGCTTAACTAAAAAAGCACAAACATACTTTAATGCATACATTAGAGAACGCGACAAGAAAAAACCTTGTGTAAGTTGCGATAAGCCATTAGGTGCAAAGTTCGATGCTGGTCACTACTTCAGTACAAGCCACAAGAACGTAACTTTCGA